CTGCGGCCCGAAACGACAGATTGATTCTTTCGTGATGCTGTCGCGGAAGTCGCTGTAATTCCATACATCAATAAACTTTGGTGGCTCCGAGCCAGCTGTGTACTTGCCAATCGCTGGTTTGCTAACGCTGATTAAGTCATAACTGACTTCGGTTAATCCATCTGCATTTTCGTTTTCGGAGTAGTTGCTGATTACTGCTTCAAACCCAAGAAAGTCATAAATGATATTTCCTTTATCGCTACCATCGATTGATCCCATTTCCTTGAGGATTTCGATGTAGATGCGGTTATTACGTATCTTGGGGTCGTTGGCGATACGGCCGATGTCTTTTTCGTAGCGCGACTTAGCGATTAAGCTGAAGCCTCGCTCCCATGCTCCACTTGTGCGATCTGGGATGGTGCAGACGATCGCTCCGTTAGCGTACGCGGTCATCGTTGGTACAGCGGCACGCACGCCAGGAGCCCAGCCCTCTACGTACTCTAAATTCCGCATGAAGTAACTCGTTACTGATACGGTGATCGAGGACGAGATCACTACACCGTCGGTCCAGCCACTATCACCTAGAACGTTGATATCTTGATTATTATCATTGACTGCTATCGACATTTGGGAAATACCCTGCATGTCGATGTAGTACTCACCTTCTCCAAGAGCGGGCGGGATGATGTACCCGTTCGGGGCGTAGGTGCTGATGAACCTCCTCGGGGAGGAGGGCTCCACGGCCCGGATGATCGTGCGGGATGCCTTGTGGAAGGCGGGGCCCCTTGCGAAGTTGGACATGGTGGAGACTCCTCCCGTGGGGTGGGTATGGGGCTACCGGTTCCTAAACCGGTGAAGATCAGAACTCAGAGAACGGCAGCGGATTAGCACCTGCGTCGTACTTGCCGAACACAGGGCGACCACGCGACATCAGATCGAAGCTGATTTCGGTGAGGCCCTCGGCGGATAGTTGCTCCTGGTAGTTCTGAATGCAGGCGTTGAAGCCAGCAAAGTCGTAGATCCAGTTGCCGGTGTCACCGTTGGCGCGGCCGAGCTCCTTCATAAACTCGAAGTAGACCTCGAAGTTCTTGTCGTAGCGGCAGCGCTGGATCGAGTCGAAGCCCTCGTCGTAGTCGCCTTTGAAGATCGGGTTGACAGAACCAGAGGCGGGGGCGTCGATGTCTTTCATGAAGTAAGTGGTCACAGAAGCCTGCACCGAGGCGCCGGTGATCACGCTGTCACTCCAGCCGTCGTCGCCGAGAAGGCGAAACTCTTGGTTGTTGTCGTTGATCTGGAACGAGCATTGGCTCACACCGGAGATCACCTTGTAGGACTCACCCGTAGCGAGGGTGGGCAGAGTGATCACGCCGTTTGCGTTCCGCGAAGCGAAGTAGCGGTTCGGCGGGGTCAGTGGTGCCACACGCACCAGGGTGCGGTGGGCTTTGTGAAACGAAAGACCAATGGCGTAGTCGGCCATGATGCCTTCTCCTTAGGGAATGGGTGGGTTCTGAACAGCGCCGAGAATTCGGGCTGTAAGGGCCTCGAAGGTGGCCTCGGTGCGGGGCATGTACGTCGTCTGGTCGCGGGGAAACGCCCTCGCGAGACGGCGGCGGATGTCCAGCATGGAAACCGGCATCTTTGTGCCCGCCTTGGTCCCGTAGTTCGTGAAGCGGACAAGCCACCTCTCGAAGGAGATGACGCCATTCACTGACCCCGGTGACGTGATGTCTTCAGGTACGTCCTGGATTGTGCATTCAATCCCTGTGATCTTCCAGTTAGATGGCACCATCTGCGCACCTACCACGTACACCGCTGGGCGGCGATTGTTGTTGGGAAGCGTGTAGTAGCCAGGCCACTGGGTGTAGGGCTTGAGCGTTCCAGCCGGCGTATAAAGATCGAGGATGTATTTCTCGATCGTGCTGCGTAGCAGTGTTACAGGCGGCCAGTTCGTACCGGTAGTCATCGTTGCTCCTCAATGGCGGCGTTGAGGAATTGGCCGAACTTGGTTGGAAGCTCCTCGAGAGGGGCTTTGGTCCAAGGACGACCGGGGAATCGCTGGCCGTTCAGGCCAACGCCGCCCTCGTGGACTTCTGTTGCGTATTCGAGTGGCCAGGTGAAGGTCACACTGCCGTCGGATTGCTGTTCGCGGGTCTGACTCGCGCGCAGCCGCCCGGTGTCCACGATGTCCCTCACCTGCGGTGGTGAGGGAAAATCCCATTTCACTGCTGAGATTTCCTCGGTGAAGCGGGCGTCCAGATACAGCGCGGTTTTCTTGAGAGCCTTGTTAACGGCCTCGTCGAAGTTGCGCTGAAGATCGAGACGTGCCATCAGGTGCCTCCATTCACACGGAATGTGCCTTGGAAGGCTTGCCGCAAGTCCCGACGGTGGAAGGAATCCATCGCGAGGTCGAATGTCAGCTCAAAGCGGCCCAGCACACCATTGACGGTGGCCTCCGCCTGAGAGCCATTCGTGATGCGGTTATCGAAGATCGTGGGCGTCAGAAGACGTCCTCGGCAGCTGTAGGTCGTGTTGTCGACGCCCGGTTGGGCCTGCCAGTTGGGAGCTTCGAGTGTGATAGCGGCCAGGTACTCCAAGACCTCGACGCCCTGGACCGGATTACCGGTCGTCGGGTCGTCGGTGATGGTGGAATTGCCAACCTCGAATGCCAGCTGGGCGTTACCCCAAGGGGCGTAGGTGGCAATGGTTTCGGAGGTGATGGCCATGGCTACACCGCGAATCCGGACAGAGGGAGCGTGGCGAGCAGGCGTTTGTACTCCTGGCCGTAGAGGGTGGAGTCGAGCCCCGTCCCAGTGGGGTTACCACTGGGTGAGCCGACTTGGAGGCCGATTTGCATCGTCCGTCCAGCCAGAAGATGAGCGGAGAGAAGGAACACGGCTTGCGCGTAACGCGCACCCCAGAGTGTTTCTGAGGTTGAATGAGACGCCTCCGTCACGGCTCGCTCGACAACGTCAACCAGGATTTCGTTGAATTCCGGGAAGCGTGCGAGGAAATCCGTGGTGGAAGGCGCCGCCATCAGCCGTTACCTTCTGTAATCGCTTGGATCCGCTTTGCGATGGCATTACGGACCTTGATGCGCTGCTCTTTCGCAGACCACTTGTTGAGCTGCTCGGTATCGAAGGATGCTTCGACCAGCTCGAGCGCCTGAGTAATCGGCATGTCAGCGATGGTGTCGCTTTGTGCAGCAGGCGCGGCCTCGGTTGTTGTGGCCTCTTCAGCATCGATGCGTAGGGCACCGAGCTTCATCAGGTTCTTCACCACGTCGTAGCCCTTGATCTTCTCCCAGACGTCCTCGGGGAAATTCCGGGTGACGCCAGAGACGACTTGGATGTGTTCGGACAGGCCGCCACCTCCAACGAACGAGAAACCGATGGTGCACTCCTTGTCCATCGGCGGATTTTCAAGTTCGGGTCGGTAAACAAGGATCATGGTTAGGACGAGATGAAGGGATAACCGAATCTGAGTAGGTCAGGCTTTCTCAAGAACGAGGGCGCTCTTGGGGTAGTAGAGAGCCAATCCGCCGATGCGAGCGTGCGCTGCAACGGAGAACTCCAGTGCTTGACGCAGGGGAGGCAGGAATTCCAGAGGTTGGGGGATGTGCAGTTGCAGCTTGTCGGGGCTGCGGTCGTACACCAGGATCCGATCCTTGGAAAGAGTGCCATTCGACTTGCCGGCCTCGAGCTCGTTGATGGGCTCGATGGCTTGGATCATCGGGTTGGTGCGCAGGAAAAACTCCATCACCGTGGTGTCGGAGGTGCTGCTACGCGGGGTGGTGGAGATGATGCGGTACACGTTGTAGGGCACCAGCATCGTGTTGGGCATCTCCTTCATGTTGCTGTTCTGCACGAGGCGGGTGGGTGCCTCGTTGAGCAGGGCCAGCATCTCGTCGGTGGTCACACCGGCGGTGTCGAACCACTTGTCGGGTACAAGCTTGTCGACTTGGTCATTGTTGAAGAAGCCCTTCATGCCAGAGGGGGAATCGCCGAAGTAGGCGATCTCCTGGACCTTCTCCTCGTAGGCGCGGCGCACGGCGTTCGCCCGGCGTTGCTCGAGGTTCATGCCGGGCACCATGGCGGCGGCACGGGTCTCTTGGATGGTGTAGGCGAAGGAGGCACCGAGGGAGCGAACCGGGTGGGTCACTTCCTTGCGGAGCACGTCAGCGCGGGGCAGATCCTGCGCTTTATCGCCGATCACCTTCATCGAGCCTTGCTTGTCGAAGACGCGATAGGTGTAGGAATCAGAGCCGTTCCCGACCTCGGAGGAGATGGGAATCAGGGACGAGTATTTGATGTCGGCGTACTCGACCTCAAAGGTGCGAGCAAGGATTGTCTCTAGCTCGCGGGCGAGAAAGACGCCGACCTCGTCGTTACGGATTTCGGTGGTCATGGGGAGAAGCTCCGTGATCAAGTGTCGGCGGAGTAGGTCATGCTGGGGATGTCAATCTCCAGCAGAACCAAGCCAGCGGCCGAGGTTTCGGACAGCCAACGTGCGCCAGCCGTGATGGCGACGGTTTTGTTGGCGACGGCGGTCTTCGTGAAGCGGCCCAGTGCAGCACCGGAAACGGTGCCCGAGTGGTCAGCTTTGAAGAAGCGCACGGCATCGCCGAGGGCGACAGCAGCGGTCGAGTACACCCAAACAACGCCCTTGGAGACCACGTTGAGGGTCTCTTTGTCGGGGTAACCCACGCGGCCGTCGGCGTAGACGGGGGTGGGGTTGGGGGTATATGCGGAACCACCGCTCACGCCCTCGAGCACCATGGAGCTGATCGCCAGACCTTGAATGTTGGTCACGCCGGTGGCGATCTCAACAGCGAGGGCGTCGTTACTGGTGGGGGTGTTGTCAGTGGCAACCAGCACGCCGTAGGGGATGGCTGCGCCGGTTTGGTTGCGGAAGCTGCGGGACACGTATGCCTGCAGATCCGCGATCATGCCCTCATGACCCACGACTTGGGTCAGGGGGTAGCTGCCTTGAGCGCCGGCCGGATTGGCGACGGTGGTAGCGGTAAAGATGACTGCCATGGAAGGAACTCCTTACTTGGTGGCGGTGAGGGGACGCTTCCAGGCTTCCGCTTGCTTCGACCGGTAGGTGTCCACCGGGGAAGCGTTGCCCCGGCCGGCACCTTTCAGTGCGTCGCGGAGGGAAGTGGTGCTGTCGGCGCGGTCCTCCTTGGTTTCGGGCTCATCGCCCTCGTCCTCGGAGTCGTCGTCTTCGTCCTCATCGTCGGCATCAGCGCGGGCGGCGAGAATGCCGTCAACGACGCCTTGGATGTAACCGGGCTCAGAGTCCTCGCGGGGGGCGGAGCCGGTGAGGTTCTCGAACGCCTGGGCGTAGAGGTCCTCGTTATCGATGCCGTCGAAGTGGAAGTCTTCGGCGAAGGCGGGGGCCAGCTTCTGAAGCGTGGCGAGGCGAGCAGTGACCAGTTGGTCGAGCTCGGCGGTGTCGATGCGTGAGGACGAGCCTTGCTCGAGCTCGGTGACGCGCTCCTCGAAGGCGTCAGCGCGGCCTTCGGCCGCTTCCTTTTCATAGGCGAGGGCGTCGATCTCCTCTTGCTGAGCGTCAAGCTTGGTGGCAAGCTCATCGCGCTCGGCAGTCACAGACTTGAGCTGGCGCTCCATGTCCCGTGCGAAGGACTGGACCGCGCTAGCTGCTTCTGCGGGCAGATCGATCTCCAGGCCGTCGAGTTTGACGGTAGCCATTGCGGGAGATGCAGTTGAACAGGGCTGGAGCGCCGATTCGCTGTCGCGAATCATGTCCGGATCGAAGGAAAAGGCATCGGCCGAGTCCATGCGATCCATGAGAAGGCGAACCTCCGGGCCAGCCCGGCCTCGGGGGACGATCGCTATATGGTTCACCCGGATGTTGCGCTGAACGCCGTCGTAGGACTCGCCCTCGGGGGTGAGACCGGGTGTGGGGTCGAAATCGACCTTGTATCCGGCAGAGACTTCGGTGGCGTCTTTGCGTTTGATCTTGTCGATGGCGTCTTGGTCGGTGACGACCAGGGCGACTTCAACGAAACCGTCGTTGTAACGAACTTGGCTACCGGAATAACCAACTTGGAACTTTTTGGTGTTCGCTGAATCGAGAAGAACCGGCGGGTGTCCCCAAGTTGCGGGTTTCATTCCGAACGTGGAGAGCGATTCCGGAGAGCCAACCTCTTCAGGAGGGCGGTACTCACGGACCTGGGAGCCATCCACGCGCTTATAGAGCTGAGTGCCCGTGCGCGCCGCACGACACCAGACGCGGAGATACCCCTCGTCGGTGGTTTCACACCCAGTAATGGGTGAGAAGTCGTAGCGAGAAACAGATGTTTCCATGGCGTCAGCTTAAGGCTTTCGCATGCAAGCGATAGCCTGATACGGAGAGCGAATTGCCGATGTGGCGATCTATCGACAGCTCGCATTATGCGGGCGAATTAGACACCTAAGGGAAAGGGCTGGCATGACGCAGTCGGGTGTAGCAGAACGACTTGCTATCAGTCAAGCAGCTTATTGTCGCTTGGAAAGAGGGGAGATTGAATTCGCAGTATCAAAGCTCTTTGACTTGGCAGATTTATATGGCGTTGCGGCTTCGGTGCTGATGGATGGTCTTTAAGCGTTGTAAACCTCGGTGTGTCACACCACAGCGCCTTCGGCAATCAAGCGTTCTCGAATGAATTGCGCTTCGTGAACAGGGCACAGGAGCGTTTGAGCGCCTGCGTTGTTCCAAAACCAGAGCCGGGTGTATGCGTGCTCAGGTGGGTGAGCGGGCTTCATGCGAACGACGGGGCGAAGCCTTCGGCCCAGATCGAATCGCGCTTCAGGCGGGGTTGGTCACCGTGGCCGTTGCGGGCGCGATTGGTAGAAGGATCCTCGAGGACGGTTTTTCCGGCCTCGGTATGAGAGACGTCCGGGCCCCCTTTGCCAGCGATGCCACGCTTGCGTCGCTCGCGGTTCAGCTCAGCGCGGCGCTTGCGCTCCGAGGGGCGACGGTTGATCTCGGCCTGGGCGCGTTGGCGCTTGGCCCGGGCCTCGGGGTTGGAGCGGTAGAAGGCGGCGGTGGAGGTCACGAGCGACGAGAGGTCTTACCAGAGCACTTCCACTTCGCTCTGGAGAGGCAAAGCGGCGTGTTGCGGTCGGGGCCGGAACAATCCTTGCCGTGAGACTTCATGTCACCGAAGCTCCGGGCGCAGTAGTTGTCGCCTTTGTCTGTGCCGGGGGCGATGGTGTAACCCTTAGCTCCGTAGCGGACCTTGTTCTTGCGACCGGTTTCGGGGTTGGTGACCACCTTGGTGTATTTCTTGCCGTCCTCGGTGTCAGCCTGCGCGCGCTTCTTGGTGGGAACGCAGTTGGGCACACGGCGCTTGCCCTTGCGCTTCATGCCCACTTGCTCGTAGCCCTCCCAGCAGGCGTCACGGCGAGTGGGCGGTTGGAGTTGCGTAGGGGCGTAGTGCTGGATGTAGTTGTCGGTCCGGCCGAAGCCCTGAGCTCGACGACGGCGTGGTTGGCCGGTGCGGGGATCAAGGGGTATGGCTTCACGTGTTCTGGGCGCAGTGCTCTGAGGTAGTTGCGCTTGGACGCCCTCGGGAAGGCGCTTCTGGTCAGGCCGTCGGTAGCCGGGCTCGTACTTCCGGCGGGCAGCTTCGACGCGGAGGCGGAGGTTACGCGCGGTGAGCTTGGTGGCCATACCGGTGGCTTCACCAGCGGCGGCCATGGTGTTGCCGATTTGAGCGACGCGGCGGATCTCCTCACGGGCTGTTTGAGCGATACGACCCTCTGCGTTCTTCACCGCCGCAGCGGTGTTTTCACGCATGCGCTGGGTTTTGGACTTGCGCGCAGGTGCCGCAGCGAGAAGAGCGCGTGGTGTCAGGCCGGGAAGACGAGGTTGCGTGGGGGATGGGCCAGAGCCGGGTAGGCGTGGCAGGCCAGACGGAGTGGGGGCAGCCCCCGCGCTCGTGGAACCCCGGCGGGACATTGCGTAGGCCCCCGCACCGAGTGCGGCGACACCGAGACCTGCGGCGATGGCCTTGCGGGTGGGGAAGGAGCCTTTCTGCCGGCAGGTCTTATCAGCGGCAATGTGGCTCTGACCGCAGGGTCGGCCTTTGGCGTCAAGGCGGAGCGTGGCGGGGGTGATGGTCATACGACAAAGCCCTCGGCCCAGATCGAGTCGCGTCGTTTCGCCGGTCGGTGATGCTGGGCTTTGAATGCGGCCTCGCGTCCTTTGTTGTACAGGTTCTTGATGTCCGAGGCGTAGCCCTTTCCAAGGGTGCTCAAATTGCGACCCATCCCTCGGCCTGTCGCCGCGACATTCGCGGCATTCTTTGCGGCGCCTACCCAGTTACCTTGAGCTACGTTCCCAATGCCGAATCCGGTTTGAAGCGTCGGTTCGACGATTTCGCGCGCGGCTTTACGCATTTCCAACCTCGGGTGGAGGAAGGCTGTTCCGACAATCGCGGCGCCGGTTAGAGCGGCGGCTCCGGCGGCGAGTTTGACGGGCTTGTTCCATGAGGCGCGGCACTTGTGATCCTTGGGAATACAAGCGTTTCCACATGCCTTGGAACTAGGGCCACAGTTGAGCTTCTTGTTGCCGATGAAGGCATCTGTGCGCAGCGTGGCAGGAGTTAGCGCCATGGTTCAGATCGCGAGTTGATCGAGCTCGGGGGTAAAGCCTTCGGCGTAGACGGAGTCGCGACGACCAAGGAGAGGACGGTCGTATGGACTGGAGGCCCAACCGGTTCCGCTGGGAGTTGAGCGCATCCCAGAAGTACGCATGCGCGTGGATTGATAGGCCCCACGAGCGCGGCGCTTCATGCCGGCAACACCACCGGTCCGACTAAATCCGGCGTAAGCACCGAGGGCGGCTTCTTGTCCAACCCCGACGGCAGCATTACGGGCAGCGCTCTTGAGGAATTCCTTAGAGAGCTCGGATTTACCCATGCGGCCCGCTTTGCTCGCATTAGCTACCTGAGTGGCAGCGGCACCGAGGGTCATGTTGCGGTAACCACGGCTCACTTCACCGAGGTTGCCACGTGCAGCGCCTTCCATTGTCTGAAGTAGCCCAGCTCCAATAGCTGCGCCACCACCTAGGCGAGCAGCAAGTTCACCAGTTGCTTTTATCTTATTACCGATACCTTTTGTAGAAGCTTTGGTTTTATTGAAACGGTGTGCGGCCATCGGGTCGTTCATAAGAGTCTTGAATTCTTTCTTAGCTGCAGCTTTCGGGTCGACCCTCTGCGCTGTTCCGACACGGCAGGTTTCGCCCTCAGAGATGGAGCCTTTGCCGCATTTGAGATCACCGCGCTCCTCCATCGGATCAAAACCATCAGCCCAGACTGAGTCGTAAAGGCCACGCTGTCTGCGCCGCGCGTTGTACGAGTGTTTCCGTACTGCATTAACGCCGCCACCAATGGCACCACCGAGGACTGCCCCTGATGCAGCGTTCCCGAGACCGCCGAGCGCGGCTCCTTGCACAACTCCTTTTAGCCCTTGGCCACTCATGGAACCTAATGTGGCACCCATAGCAGCACCAGAAATACCGTTGATTAAGGCTCCATATTTGGCACCTGTAGCAATGCCTCGACGGACTGAAGGACGTTTAGAAGCACTTTGTGCTTTCTGCGCTGTTCCGACATGGCATTTTTCGCCCTCAGAAATGGAGCCTTTGCCACATTTGAGGTCGAGGCGCTCAGCGGCATCGAGCCGGGCTCGGATGTAGGAGCGGCTGCGGCCCTGAATGCCGAGCTCGCAAGCGACGAGGTACTCCTGAGGGGTCAGGGCGTCGTTGCGGTCCATCTTCTTGCCGCAGCTGCCGTCGCACTTGGCTTTGCGCTTACCACAGTTGCAGCCTTCGCCGTCCATCGGCTTTTTGCCGTACATGCCTCCATCCATGGGGGCTTTGGTCTCCTTGGCCCCCTTCGCGGAGCGCTTGCGGCTGGTTTTGCCCTTGGCAAAAGGCATCTCCTTGTCGTCCTCGCCTTCGCGGATTTCGTCGGGGCCAGCCTCCATCTCCATCGGTGGGCGCTTTTTGGAGGAGGAGGCAGGCATGACTACAAGGCGAAGCGCCTACAAGCGATGCGCTCAGGTTATCGCTGTTGTGATACAGGAGTCGGGGCGAATTGCTCAAAAACCGCTGCGCGATTAAGGGAAACGCCTTCGGTGCGAAGGCGCTTTACGGCTGTCTCGACTTCCCGTTGGTGGCGCTGGCGCGAAGCGGCGTAATCAGGATCCATGTTGGCAATTTCGGCATCCCATGGTGCTAGATAGCAGCGACATCTAGGGTGCAAAGGAACACGGATATCTTGTCTGCGATAGATGTTGCCCGCCCTCGGAGCGCAAATGGGGCACGAGCGGTCGTCTGCAGTGGCGTAGTACATCACGAGTTCGACGCCCTGAGCTGCGTAGTACGTATTAGAGGCGTCGTTGTAGGCACGAAGCGATTCGGTGCGGATAATCGCTTCAGCCCGGGACTTCACAACGCCTAGACGAGAACGCATGTCGCGGATCATGGCGTCAGTGGGGCGACCTTCGGCAATGCCCTGGGCGACGACCTCGGCTGAGGTGGTAGCGAAGCGCTCACCATGCTTGCGAAGGTAGCCCTTGGCTTGGGCGGCAGCAGCGACGGTCGCTTCGAGAGGAATCGACACGTCGACTCGAGGGCCGGGCTTCACCTGACCGGTCAGTTCGTCGGCGACGGATACGCCATAGCGAGACGACGTACCGGCAAGATTGCGCAGGATGCGATCGTATGAGTCGACTCGATCCGGGTTGAAGACAGGGATGAGCTGCCGAAACTCTTGGAGTAGAGACAAGTTGCGCTGTGCGGGGTCAGCCTTCCCAAGGCGCATGTGAACACGGGCGCGCCGAATCAGACGATTGAAGCTGGCGTCTAGAACCCGATTCAGAAGACGAACAGTGTCGTCCTCGGTGGTGCGGAGTAGCAGGTTGTAGCGCTCAACTAGATCCACGGCTCATTTCGCTGAGAGATCTTTGAATGAGCAGATAGTCAGCTATCACTTGAGCTTTAAGGGCTGGGCCGTAGGGCTTGATGCGAGACCAAAGCTCATCGGGGCTGATCAGCCCGTTGGATTCACCGGTCGCGTCGAGACGGGAGTTCTGGAAATACTGGGCGTATTGCTTAGCGAGCTCCTTGCCCGCCGGAGAACTGAATTCACGTTGACCTTCGAGGAATGTGATGAACTCGCGGGCGGTGTAGTTGCGCCCTCGGGCTTTGCCTTGATAGATAGCTTCGCGAGCTTCACGGCGTTGTCCACGGGAAACACCCACGTCCACGACGACACGGGTAGCTCTACGAAAGCGCTGGAGTTGCTCAGACTCAGGAACCCCGTAGGCGATGCCATTGGCGAGGGCTTCGCAGTTGTCCTTGGTCAGGGAGAACTTGTAGTCAGTGTTGGCAATACGGATAGCCCGGCGGACGACGTCTTCATTGGAGAATGAGCCACCGGACTGCTTGAACTTAGGGTCAGGTGCCTTGACTAGGGGAGTCATCAAAGCTTGGGAGGTTCTAATACCGGGTTTTGTAGCGCCGATCTCTGCAACATCAGTCCAGCTGAAGCGGGACTTGTTGGTATTGGCGATGACGGCACGCACAACGCCGTCTTTTCCCTCGCCAAGGTAGATTCCAAAGTGGGCTGCGGGATCTTTCTCATGGCGAAAGTAGACCACATCACCGGGTTTTAACCCGGATTTCTTGGTGTAGTAGTACCCCATAGCTTCACTAGTATTTTTAGTGCCGGCTTCTTGCTTCATAGCCTTGACAAGATCCTTGATATTTGGGCTCGGATCAAGTGGTGACTTGGTCGGATCGCGGAGTGTTTTGAGGTTGTAGGCAACGCTGCCGGCCGTACCGATAGCCAAAGCACCTCCAACAACGGCAGCAGCAAGGGCTGCCTTGCGTTTGATATCCGTGCTTGGGGAAGCCGTTGCAGCTGCTCCTTGTCCCTTGGTACAAGCGTGCTTTTTGGGGATGTGGGAGGCGCCACAAGGCTTACCTGCGGCGTCTACTCGGTCATTTCGGATGAGATCGGCTATTTGTTCTATATGAGAGTCCTGCATCCGGGTAAAACTACCCCCGCGCTTCATCGCGAATAGGCGCTCATCAGACGACAATACCGAGCGGAATCCGTATTTTTCGTATATAGAGCGACGCTTTTTGCCTTTGTCATCATTAGAGTACGGAATAGCGTATATAATAGAGTTATCGGGTAATTGGTCTATCTGTTCCTGGAACATTTTTTTAACAGTGGAAGCTACACCCCGTGCATTGCGGGATGCCGATGCCGACTTTGCATCAAATTCCCCGTCTACTCGGAACTGGGTTGAATACGTCCGTGCGCCGCCAATGCTCTGTTGTGGCTTTGTTGAATAGATCAGGAGGGTCTCACCTACGGAGCCTGTACTGAGCAAAGTCCCATCTTTCATCTTCCAGTTTGTAAAGTTGTCTTTGGTGTTAACTGATACAACTTCACCTCCTTTTGACTTTAGAGCTATGTAGGCGGTACTTTTCTTAGCGTCTCCTATTAGTCCACGCGCAGCTTGTTGGAACTGTTTAGGTAACCGGCTAAGGCCCGCATCCACTTCAGTACGCGATAGATTCTTGATAACACGCTTGCTAATTTCTGGTACTACTGTCTCCCTATTTTTGTAAGCGAGTGCTCCTACTGCAGTTAATGCAGTACCTACACCGATGGCGGCCGCAATGGCCATTCGATTGCGGATCTTCTTATCGCCCTCGGGGGGAGATGCCTTGGTCGGAGCGCCTTGGCCTTTCCGGCATTCATGCGCCTTCGGGATGTGCGAGGCGCCGCAGGGCTTTCCCAGGCGCTTGCCCTCCTGAAAGTCGGCGCGGGCAGCGAGGTAGGTGGCAGTGCGGACGAGCTCGGGGCGCGAGTCGCCTCGTTGCTCTATCTCACGCTTAGCGGCACGATAAGCAGCTTCCAGGCTCATGCCTTCGTTGCCTGCACGAGCTCGGATCTCACGAGCTAGCGAAGAGAGTGCGGCCTGACGTCGAAGGCCGCTGCGGGGCACACGCCCGGTTGAGGTCGAAGTAGGCACTCCTGCGGTTGAAGCTGTCCGAACCCGCGTGACACCTGAGAAGCCGTGCTCGCTTTGGAGAACTCGGAATGCTTCGGTGGGTTGAGTGATTGGACGCCCAGCGAGTTCCGAAGCCGCGTTCAGAGCCACACGATCTGTGATCGCGAAGGTAGGGCGTCTGTTTTTGTCGGAGCCGGCAAGAAGATTGGCGAAATAGGCAGAACGCACGAGTTCGGAATGTGCCTCCCCTGCGATCTGACTACGAGGGAGCCCCAGTCCTCTGGCCATTTCACCAACCCGCACTCGGTCGAGAGAGGCCAGCAGGGTCTGGGTGCCCTCCCGTAGGGAAGGGGCTATTTTGCGCTCGGTACTAAGAGAAGCGACTCCAGGTATGCTTGTAACTTTACTACCAACTTCATCGTATAGCTTACTAAAGCCATAAAGCGACTCCGTATATATCTCAGAGGCGCGTCCAGACAGTGACTTGCCACTCATTAAGTTAACGACATGACTATCAGCGCTATCCCTTAGGGTTTTGGAGACGGTACCTGATCCTGTAATACCTGCGTTGTTGTTGAGCTTCCCCAAGTATGTGTTGATGGCATCAGGGTGAATAACTTCTTCTTTGTTTACCTTCGCTGTCTTAAGTCCTAGCTGTTTCGCGTAAGCAACATGCATTTCGCGCTCTTCTATGAGTTTATTTGCAAGTGCATCTTTGATTGATGTCGCACTTGCGTTGCTGCCTCCCTTTTCAATTGGTAAATTGTAGTGCTTAATAAGAAAGTCTTCGGAAGCTGGGCGAGCAAACACACTGATTTCTGCTTTTGTCACTTTCCCACTTGTCAGTTTTGTGACATAAGAATCGAGATCGGGAGCACGTTTTTTGGCCGTCCAGAAGGCTTGTTGATGCTGCTCGTTCCATGCGTATACATTTGTTGAACCTGAAGCGCGAGCTGCTTTATTTACAGCGTTTGTTGCGTGACTAAGATTGCTTTCGCCTGAGCGATCTGTATCGCTGACGCCTAAGTTTTGAAGATGACGCAGGGTCTCTGGCGAATTGCTATCAAGTCCTCCGATTAAACCGTCCGGTCCCGCCTGAGGCACACGGGCGGAACGAGTGACGGCCTCGGTGATCGAACTGAAGGCGCCTACGCGGGTACGAGCTCGTTGAGCTCCTAGCAGTGGAGTGGCATCAAGGACACGGCTGACACCAGTGTGTACAGACTCATTGATCTGTTTACCTAGTCCGTTTCGATAGCCGAATGTATCTTTGTTCATCAGCAGGGCATGAATGCCCAGGCCACCGGTTATTACGGCAAGGCCCATGCCAATGGCTGCGGTGCGATTCTCGAGCTTCTTCTTCAGCTCTGCTTTTTGCTGAATGTTGCCCGGGGTGATTTTGACGGCACCACGAATGATCGCAGCCTTACCGCCTTCGACGTCGGAGAAGCTGCCTTTTACAATTCCTTTTCCGATACGGCCAAAGCCCCGTTGGATGTTGGCAAGACCACCTAGAGGGTCAGTTTTGACCGCTCTCAGGTGGGGATCAGTGCCTTGGCCTTTAAGACGGCAATCCCAAGTCGGGGGTATGCAACGATTCCCACAACGAATGTTGGGAGGATTGCATTGGACATTACGGCTCGTCTTACGTACATCAAGACGCTCCCGAGCTGCTAGATAAGCCGCTGTCCGAATGGTGGTGTTATCCATCAGTACTGCTCCCAACCAGCGCGAAGGGCTTCAGCTTCGCCCTCGGATACAGGGGACAGCCCAGCTACATTCTGCCGTGGGTAGAAAGCGCTGATCGCTCGTTTAGCGCTGTGCAGTGTGCGGAAGCCAATGGCATATGGCCCCTCGATCAGTTGGCCTTGGTGGTCGAACCGTGCTCGGTACAGCTTGCGTCCGTGAGCACGTTGTGGACCTACGACAAATAAAGCAGCGTTATCGGCTGCGTCAACGCGCTGGCCGTCAGGTGCTACTAAGTAGCCGATACTTACGCTGTCCTTACGATGCGTTTCTTTGATGTGATAACCGTGAGCGTGGATGATCTCTACAGAGTCTGTTTTCGCGGTCTTATCTGGTTGCGGTTCTTCAGTGCTCTCTTCTTCCTGCTCCTCTTCCTCTGGCTGCGCTCCCTCGGCCTCGGGCGGATTGGTCATCGCTTCGGCCTGGGCTTGGTATCCCATCATTTGGCTTTGGAACGAAGCGTCAGCTTGAGCAATGAGCTGCTCGGTGACGGCTCCGTTCAGAGTCGTTTCGATGCTGTACTCGGTGCCGCCGAAGCGGGCTTCGCGCACCTCGAGAGCGTTCAGCACACCGAGGTTGAGGTACTGAGCGTCGACCTGCGCGATTTGGAGGCGTAAGGCCGCCTTTTCGCTGTCTGTCTCGGTGAAGATGCTCGGGAACTCAACGCTCCACTTCTGAGGGGGCCGCCCTCGGGTTGGTCCTTCGCGCGAGGCAAGGATGTAGGTGAAGACTTCGGTCACCGCCGTGCGGCAGTAGAGCTCTTGCCACTGCTCGACGAGGGTTGCCCAGACGCGCTCCTCGAAGCGCCCCTCTTTGCCCAGGCCACCGGGGGAGTCGCCCATCAGGATCGAGGCGGGCCAACCGGTGGCAGCCTGCAGATCCTTGATGAAGGGGTCGGTCGCTGAGGCGATGTTGCTGAGTGCGCGGTTGAGGAAGCTCAGTTCCTCTTCGGTGTCCACCACCATCCCGCCATAGACCGAGCGGCTGAGGTTGTTGGCCTCGAGGCGCTTGCGCAGATCGCTCTCGTTTCCGGAAGCAATGCGGTTGAAAAGACCGGGGATCTTGTGGACGAACAGGTCCGAGTCAGTCGTCATTGACTCGAGGCCCGACAGCGCGGTTTCGTAGCGCTTGTACGCCTCCCAGACGAGTTGGAGCACCGGCAGGCCCCACCCTGTGTTGCGCACTCGGACGTTCCAGGGCAGGTAAAGCCCGTCGAAGCGCGCTACGCGGGATGAGTGTATGCGCACATTGACATACTGCCCTTGCTGCTCGGGCGTGAGTCGCTGCGCGGTGGTGATCCGGTAGTGCGAGGGCTTGGTGTAGTCCGTGATCGAGAAGTCTTCCGGAATCAGCTCCCAGCGGGAGAGGGGGACATAGCCCCGGACAGCGCGTATCCGCGCAGGGTCGACAGGCTCCTCCGGAGGGAGGCCGTCATCGATCAGGAGCACCAGGCCAGCACCGCCGTAGAGGCGCTGAAGCTTGACGACCTCGGCAAAGGCGTGGTGGAACTGTGTGGCTTTGAGGTACTCCTCGAAGTCGGCGATCAGGTCGTTGGCGTTGCTCTGTTCGTCACCGCCAAGCTTGATCGTGGTTCGGTGGCGCAGGATCTCGTCAGAGATGGCATCGACGTAGCGCCTGGGGATGCCATGGGCGTAGAGGGCTTCGAGTTCGCCCTCGCTGAGGATTGCTTTAGCGCCTACAGAAGTAGCAACCGTTTTGTCCTTGGTTGTTAAACCCATGCCAGACAATACGTTTACTAACGCACCATCCTTCCGGAAATTATCAGCATTCGTGTCCACGGTCGCCGCAGGGCTGATTGATATGCGAAGATTATCGCTGAACCTCGACACCGCGAGAGAAACTTGTTGATAGGCCTTTTTGCATAGACTAAAGTTATCGAAGCTAGTTAAATACGTAAGGTAAACTTTTCAATGCTTCGCTTGGCCGGCCTCGGTACTCTGAGGTAGTGGCCGGACGGCGCATGTTGGACCATCACATCGATGGGTCCCTCCTCTGCTCGAAACGCTTTGCGAAGTTGCGATTCCGCCAGGGCATCTTGAGCTCGTGGGGTGGATGTTGTGCGTATTGCGGAGCTCCGGCCGGCACGTTGGATCATGTGCGTGCTCGTAGGCGGGGAGGTCCCACAGTGCAGCGCAACCTTGTTGCTGCCTGCGCGACGTGCAACCAAGCCAAGGGCTCCGAGGAGTGGCTCGTGTGGTTCCGGGCGCAGTGCTTCTGGGAAGCGCACCGGGAAGACGCGATCTACGAGTGGATGGGGGCTGCGAGGATCGAACTCGCCTGAGGCCGATTATGAGTCGGCTGCTCTCACCAGATAGCTAAGCCCCCGAGCTCGGGATGTCGTTGAGTACGGCGTAATCCCCCACGATGCGTAAGGCTGCTTCGTTGTAGGCACGAGCCGCTTCAATCTCGCATTTGTAGACGCCGATTTGGTAGCGAACTCCCATATGGGTGAGAGCAGCTCGATAGGGGTGCGTGGCAGTGCCTTTGGTCACTCCGCGGAAGCGTGAGAAGGCGTCTTTACGTAGTGGACGGCGTGCTTGCGACAGGTAGAAGTCCTTATCGCTCATGCGTTTGCGGTAGTACGACATACAATTAAATGTGCGCGAAGAATCCTGCAGTGTTTGGGGTCTCTGGAATGGCGTGACAAGCGAACGCTAGAGCCATGACACAATCGTCGTGTGCTCCAGATGCAGCTTCTCGTTGGCCTGATTCTTTCTGTTGAAAGGCGCGAAGTTCATTAGGAATGGCGCCCTCGGGGAAGATCAGGTCGTCGTGTTCCATCAGGAACAGGATGCGATCGGTAGCAACGATCTTGCTAGGGCGGCTGGTGTTGAAGGTTTCGATAGCATATTTGGGCAAAGCAGTGGAGAGCGCTTCTGCGATCACAGCGCCCATT